ATAATCTTCACAGCAGGAACAGGTACAATCAGTTTTAGCTGATATAATAGGAGAAGATATGGCACATTACGCATTTATAAACGATAACAACATAGTGACAGAAGTCATTGTTGGTATCAATGAGGACAATACAGAAACTTTACCAGATGGCTTTGCTAACTGGGAAGCGTGGTATGGAGATTTTAGAGGACAGACTTGTAAAAGAACTTCTTATAACACTATAGCTAATACACATAGTGGAGATGGAACTCCTTTTAGAGGTAACTATGCAGGTATAGGATATACTTATGATACAGACAATGATGTATTTATAGCACCTAAACCTTATAGCAAGTGGGTACTCAATGAAAGTACTTGGACTTGGGAAGCACCAGTTGCTATGCCAGATGATGGTAACCAATATATTTGGAATGATAACACAGGAGCTTGGGAAGAAGTAGCTGAATAATGTCTAGCGAAATAAAGGTAGATACAATATCAGAAAAGACTTCTGCTGCTGGTGTAACCATTGATGGTGTCTTATTAAAAGATGGAAATGTAGATGGAGTAGATGTCAGTGCAATAGTAAGTGGTAGCTTAGTAAAATTATCTTCTGCTACTGCAAGTAACAGTTCTGAATTATTATTTGATAACTTTGTTGATACTTCTACTTATGCTTATTATCACATAGTTGCAGAAAATATTATTCCAGCAACTAATGGAGCAAGTTTGTATATGACCTTTAGGTCTGGTGGGGCTAGTGGTGCTGATTTGAATGGAGCATATTATAATATGGCTTGGCAAGCAACAGGAACTTCTGCTTCAAGTGGATTTGATTCAAATAATACTAATACTAACTTTTCACAAATAGGCGACCAAATATCAACCACAGCAGGTAGGGCTCACAATGGAACTGTCGAATATTTTCCTAGTCACGGCACTGTCAATGGCTCTTATACATCAGCAAATTTTATTTCCTTCCTTAGTAATGGAAGCATAGTAGATAGACATAGAGGAAATTATCTGAATGATACAACAGCAGCTACAGGTGCAAGATTTTATTTAAGTTCGGGTAACATCACAAGTGGAAGCATATATATTTATGGGGTGAAAAAGTAAATGGCACAATCATTAGAAGAAATTAAAGCAAGTTTTGAAGCACCAACACATAGATTAGTTGATGGTGTCCAAGTAGATTTAAGTGCTGAGGAAGTAGAAACAACTCTTAATACTTGGGCAGAGAATGAAAGAGCTAAACAGCTTGATGAGGAAGCTAATGGTTGGCTAAAAAATAGACAAGCAGAATATCCATCATTAGAAGATTGCATACACGCATTACTAGATGGTGGCGATACGCTTACAGATTTACAAGCGTTAAGAACACAAGTTAAATCAGATAATCCTAAACCCTCTTAAAGTTTTGTGATACAATCCCAATATGGATTTCATAATTGGGTTTTTAATAGGCTATTTTTTAAAAGAAATTAGCAAATATCTTAAAAGAATAAGTCGATGGGACTTAGATAATCGTACTTATAATAAAGATTGGGATTCTTGGGAATATACTAGTCCAGAAGATCTACCATAATGACTCACCCAGACAATCAATTTTCTCAAAAGGAGTTACTAAGAATGGTCATTGACAGACTAGATAGATTAGAAGAAAAACTAGACAATAAATTGGACAAATCAGAATTTTATAAAGTTTTAGGGTTAGTTGCCACAGTCATATTAATAGTTGGCAGCTTAAGTATGTAGTGCTAAGAATTTGCTTAGCTCTATTTTTATTAATACCTACACCTGCATTCGCAGACCATGTACCTACACAAACACCATACGATATATCTATAGCTTGTGATGCAGATGGTGACACAACTAAGGGTGACATAACTGTTACATGGCAAGAAAGTGATGGCTTTGAAGATAGTCCACCTGAAAGATATGCAATAGCATTTAGTAACGATAACTTTGTAGAAACTAATTATGCAGTAGCTAACAGTACTGGTTGGGAAACTGCATTGTCTTACAAGAGTTATGTATTTACTGCTAGCTATAGAGAAACAATATTCGGTACAACAGCAGATACATTCTATGCAAAAGTAAGAGCAGACAATGACACAGATGCTAGTTATTCTGAATGGACAGGTATCGTTAGTGTTGATTGTGACTATGGTTCTATTCCTACTACAACTACTACTACGACTACTACAACTGTACCTCCTAAACCAGAACCTGAGCCAGAACCTTATGTAGAACCTGAGCCATTACCTCCACCACCTGAAGAAATTATTGTAGATGTAAAAGTAGAAGGTGTCGATAAGACCTATACACAAGCAGATGTTAATGATGGAACTATAGAGCGTGACCAAGAGCGTATAGATAATGAGGATATGTTTGGTTGCTTTATGACTAATGCACAAATAGATCGCGGCGATTGTGTCATTATAATAGAAGAAGAAGAAGTTTTTGAAGATGATATTATAGAAGAAGAAATTATTATTGTTGAAGAAAAGGTAATTGTTGAAGAAGAAGTTAAAGAAGATGTGGAAAACATCTTTCCTGAGGATGATGATGATATATTCGACATACTCCCAGAGGAAATATTTGAAGAAGAAATTATTGTATTTGAAGATGAAATACTGGAGTTTGAAGAACTACCTATTGAGTTTGAAGTTATTGAATTTGATATGGAAGATATTGCACCCACAGTCGTGGTGGAAATACCAATACAGGATGAAATTATAGAGGAAGTTATAGATGAAGAAGTTGAAGAAGATGTCGAGGAAGTTTTGGATGAGCCAATACAGGAAGATGTTGAGGAGGAGCCAGAACTTACAGAAGAAGAAATTGCAGAAGAAATTGAACAAATACAAGAAATCGTCGAGATACCTAAAAGTTCCACCGAATTAGAATTTACTGAAGAAGAGTTTGAAGAAGCCGTTGAAGAATATGTAGAAGAACTTGAAACTGAAGAAGTCATTGAAGTACTAGAAGAAGTTAATGATGTTGGTGTGCAAAATCTATCCCAAGTCACAGAGGAAACACAGGAGATCATACAAGCAGTAGTAGAAGAAGCTATAGAAGATATTGAAGAACTTACTGAAGAACAAATAGAAGTTGTCGCTGAAGTACTTCAAGTAGAAGCAGAGGATGTAGAAATAATAGCTGAGTCTGTTAAAGATGATGAAGTTATAGCTGAAGCAGTAGAAGAATATGTTGAAAGAGCCGTAGAAAACGCTGAAGTAGAGAATTATACACTTGCTGATGTTGTTACAGAAATATCTTATGAATCATTCATAGAAAATCCTATAGAGACCTTCGTAGATTTTAATAATTTAGGTGACATAACTGTTGCAAACATAGGAGATGATATGACACAAGATCAGAAGGAAAAAGCACAAGAAGTTGTAGTGCCAGTTATTTTGACTAGAATAGCTACTATGGCAGCTTTCGTATTTAGGAGAGGTAATGTTTAAAAAACTATGGAAATGGTTTGTTGAAGCATTAAAAGAAACATTAAACCTTAGTTGGACTTTGGTTGGTTTAGTAATTGCAACTTTGACTTTGACTGGAAGTGCTCAACAAGTCACAGGGTTGGCAACCGTTATTACTTTAGTAGTTTGGTTATTAACTTTGGGATTTAGAAATGGCAAATAATAAATGTACATGCGAAATACTCTGTTGTCAATGCGCAGAGCATTGTCCAACAAGGAAAGGTAAATAATGAAATTGCAAGTTATTAGAACTCAGCTAGGCAAAGATGCCACGAATGGTCTTTTGTTTATTGATGGTATTTTTGAATGTTTTACATTGGAAGATCAGTATCAAGAAACAAAAGTTATGCATGAAACTTGCATACCTGAAGGAGAATACGATATAAAATTAAGAACAGTTGGCGGTTTTAACGAAAGATATACTAAAAAATATCCTACGTTTCACAGAGGTATGCTCTGGCTTCAAGATGTTCCTGGATTTGAGTGGATCTTAATACACCAGGGGAACACCGACGAGCACACTTCAGGTTGTCTTATTGTCGGGAATTCTCAACAAGATTTAGATGTCAATTTTAATGGTATGGTCGGCTCTAGCGCAGATGCGTACAAGAAACTATATAGAAAAGTTTCTGGAGCCATACTTAAAAATGAAAAGGTCACAATAGAATACAGTAAAATAATGTTAGACAAGGAGGAGAGAACTTCTTGTTGTGGTTGTGAAAAAATAGATAATATTCTAGATGGTGTAAACCAGATAGAAAATAAGTTAAAATTAAGTAAATTAATAGAATAAAAGGAGAAATATGTCAGAAGAACTTAAAGACATGCTTGAAAGAACTAGCTGGACCTTCATTGAAGCGTTCATTGGTGCGTTAACAGTTGCTCCTCTAGTTGGTGTAGATGCTGAAGTACTTCAGTTAGCTGCATTAGCTGGTGGTGGTGCTGCTTTAGCGGTAATTAAAACTTACGCTAAAAAGCAGGTGACTAAATAATGCCTAAATATGGTTCAAAAAAGTTAAAGAAAAAAGCTAAAACTGGCGGCTTTAAAAAGAAATAAAAAAAGAATCCTGAGCTATTGCTAGTCCAGGATTCTTTTACGTACATAACAAAGAGAGTAGTTATGTTAAGTGTATTATATTGTATTAAAAAGGAATGTCATCCTTATTTTCTACTTTAGTTTTGCCTACTGTTGGAAAGGTTTTGACAATGTTTAGGTATTCACTATCTTCTTCCTTATCTAACTCAACACCGATGTAAGCACCAATGTATTCGTTAGGGTCAAAAGATACGTCTCCTTCAGATACTTCTATCTTAAGAGCCTTCATAACCTCTATCATTTTCCATTTGGAATTCTTAGTAAACATTGTCCACATTTTAAATGTAACGCCTTTTACTTCAATTTCCCAAACCCAACCTTCGTTGTCAGATGCACTTAAGTGATCTTTCACAGAAAGAATTTTACCCTCGTAATCTCCTGCTTCTAAATCGAACTTAGCTGCACCTTTCAGGTCGTCTTCAGCTATTCTTATTTTCTTGGCTTCCACCATTTTTAACCTCCAATTGGTTGTAGAGAAAGTAATCATCTTGTGCCCATAGGTGTAAACCTAAACCTACTCTCATAGCGCAACGCTTATGAGCATCAGATATAGCAAGTTTTAATCTCTCGCCATTGTTCATTCTTTCTCCTGTTTTCTTATTTGTTAATTTATATGGTTTATCAACTGAGCCGCTTTCCTCCATTACTATTTCTTTACCATCAATAGTAAGTGTTAAACGTAAAACAACACCAGTCAATGTATGACCATACTCTTTATGTTCATCATAGATTTCTCGTACGACAGTTTGTCCGTAAGGACCACAATGCAACAACAATCTTTGTGTGACGGCACTATGCTCCACATAGTCGCCAAACTTTCCTGGTGCTGCACCTTTAATTAAACCAGCAAATGGTTTAGCTAAATTTTTAAGATCTAACATATCTATCTCCTTCTTCCATACTTGTAGCCCACTTAGGAGCAGATGCAGTATTACAATTTATTATTTGTAAACTTGCATTCTCTGCAAAATTACGCTCTAAGAAAGTATCTCGTATAACTTCAGTTCTACGACCTCTTTTAGCTGCTATTGCATCTAAAGCTCTTAACTTAGGAACAAAAGTAGGACCAACAATTGCACACAATGTCTGCACTTGGTCATCAGTTATGTCCTCTAACAACCACCTAAAAAAATTAGGTAGTTCTGGAACTTTATACTTGTATGATTTAGAAGTATGAAAAACTGTATCTCCTAATTTATAAGAGCCTTTCTCTGAAACATCTTTACTAATAAAAACGTCAGCATAACTCTTAACTTTCTTTGTAGCATCTTGCGCACTAGATATGGGTAGTCTTGCAACTACTAAATCTTCTAAAGGAGCAGAACTAATAAATTCTCCAACTTCAGTATTTTCCATTTCATCTGCACTATAAACTTCTTTAGATAAATCTAAAGCGTCAGCTACTGATTTTATATTTTCCATATTTCCTCCAAAACCACTATATATGGTGTCAGTTTATAAACATTATAAAATTGATAAATTATCCCAACCATCTTTGCTTATAGTTAGCGTTAGGACACCAGGATGCGCCCACAGACCTGTCCTTGCCGTGAAATCAAGGCTTTTGTCGATAGCTGGACATTGAAACCAAGTTCTATCTCCTTGTTGTAGAGAGCGAAAATGGTGATAGTGAGCAGATATTAAAATATTGCTCTCTCCTGGCGGTAAAAAGCCAAACATTTGACCTTTCCACCAATTTAGTATTTTAGTAGTAGGATCTCCGCCACCACCAGTCATGTGTCCGTGAGTAAAAGCTACTTTTTGTCCGTATATATCTAATACTTGATGAAAATCTGTTGCTACGTCTACTTTTACTTTTTTATAGCGTGGATTTTGAGCCATTATCTCTCCACATATTTCTAAATGCATAGTATCACTATTGTCTAAGCGTGAAGTAGTCACATTTCCTTTCCCAGAGCGTGACATTTCACCGTGATTTCCTGGTACTCCAGCTAAAACAATGTCATCTACTAAAGGTAAGAATGTATCTACACATCTCATAATTAATTTTCTAGCTAAATGATATTGTTCTTTGAGCGACAATTCTATGTTGTGAGGTTGCGAATCATAAAAACCGTGGCAATTTTCTGTAAGATCGCCCATTCCTACTAAGTAAACTGATTTAATTTTTACTCCAGATTTCCTTAGGTCTTTTATTCTTTTAACTGCAGAAGTCAAACCTAACTCTAATCTTTTCACAGTAGCTTCTACTCCTAGATCAGATTTTCCTAACTGCCAATCTGCAAGCATAAACATAAAAGCAGTATCGCCGCCTCTTTTTTTAACTTTTAATTTAGGTTTCTTGCCCACTTCTTTAAAAAGTTCAGCAACATATTCATCTTTAAGAGGATTTTTTTTGCGAACTATACCTTTAAAAGCATAGAATGTTTCAACAATTCCGCCTTTCAATTGAGTATTCCAGCTCGATGCTTTTACTACGCCATCTATTTCGTAATGTTCAGGGTCAAAGCCCCATTGTTTTAGTATGTTGTCGAAATTGTCTTTGTAATTTTTGTCTGTACCAACGTGAGTTATTTCACCAACACCAATAGATTCTTCAAATTCATATTTGGGTTGCCAACCACTTGGATAATAATTATTTCCTAAGTCTTGATCTTTCGGCATCGTACCTCCAGCGTTTATTCTTTAAAATTAAAGCCTTGAAACATTTTCTCTATTTCATACTTTAACTCTGCCTCCGCTTTACTGGTAGGATACCTACCTGGATAATTTACTGAGTTCTTTTGAATTATTTGTTCAGTAATGTATAATGCGCTATTTATAGTGGACATTAAGAAATCAGAATCCATAGTTTCTCTTATTTGTATGTACAATCCACAAATAATCATAAGTACGTCTTCTGCGTTAACACCTTCTTCAAATTTTTCTACTGTCTTTTTATAATTATTTAAAATTTCTGTTGCAAATGGTGTAATTTCAAAAGGATTGAAATCTTCTTCGCCTGAAAAAAATGATTCGTTTATATCTGACATATTGATAGGATAGCATAACTAAAGTTATTGGAGGATAATGAATAATACTTTAAAAGATTCGCTTGACATAATGTGCACAGTATGGGCTAACAATGGAGGTGGCTTTGCTTACATATCAGAGAAGAATGGTCAATGGAAAGATCACAAAATAAATTGGGCGAACTATGTCAAATTAAAAAACTTTGTTTACAAACAAAATCCAGAGTCAGATATTTATTGGACACCGCTTTGTTTTGAAGATAATAATTCTAGGAAAGCTATCAATGTTAAAAAAGAACAAGGTTGTCTTTTTGTTGATGTAGACGAATTAAATGTTGAATGGAAAGGTGGCATTAAATTAGCACCAGAGCCATCAATAGTTTGGACTACAAGCAAAACAAGATGGCAAGCAATTTGGTTGCTTGATGATTTAATTACTTTAAAAGAGCAGCAAGATATGAACAGAAGGTTGGTGTATCACATAGATGCAGACAAAGGCGCTTGGGACGCTGCAAGAGTACTTAGAGTTCCTGGATCTATTAATGCTAAAAGAAATGGTGTGGTTGGTAAGATAAAGAAAATGGATTTTGATTGTTACTACACTCTTGATGATTTTGATGCAATACCAAATGTAGCAGACACTACTGTCGTTGATAAAAAATTGCCTGAAAAATTGTCGCAGTTTAAAATTAATGATCTACCTTTGGAAGTACAGTATTGGGTAACAATGACACCTGAAGAATACAGAAGTCATAACGACATAGATAGAAGTGATTTAATTTATAAGTTATCTATAAAATTAATAAAGAACAAATTTTCTGTTGAAGATACATTCTCTATACTGCAGGGCACACAATTTAATAAATTTAAAAATAGACCTGAAACTTTAATTAAGGAAATACAAAAAGCAGAACTTGTAGTTAACAGGTAGTTACATTTCCTTACCAAGAGAATTTAATGAAAGCTATTTTAAAAATAAAAAAAATATATAGTGTGCTGATTTCTCAACACACTACATATTAATTATTTTTTTATACTTTTATTTTCTTATTTGTGACTATGCTAGGTAATCCAAATCCAAAACAGTCCCAACATACTTTGTCAATGTCATCTACTGTTGCATTTTTCATATCAAAGTTCATATCAAATGGTGCAATAATTTTAAGTATTAATGCTTTGATACTGTCATCTACATATTTACTTCTGCTATAACCACTTTTCTTATCGAATAATGATATAGCGTCATTATCATATGTATGCATAACTATTTGTCCAGCAACTTTATTAGCTCGTTCAATGATGTTATCTAATTCATCAAATGGACTATCTACATTGTTATACATTACTATATAATCTGCTAAGCTACCAAATTCCTCAACATAACTGATATAATCCTCACCACCTAGTTGTTGAATATTACGAACTTCGTCCTCATATACAATTTCACATGCATAACTATCGTATGAATAGTTACTAACTAATCGTGTAGATTTATAGCTTGTATTTGAAAACCAGATACCATTTTCCTCTGTACCTAATTCTTTATTGATAATATAAGTATTTTTATCTAATACTGCATTAACAGTTTGAAATACCATTTTATCTGAACCTATAATCTCGCCAATAAACTCACGTATGCGTCTAACACTTAGAAAGTTAGGTTGCATATTTTTGAGAAATACTTTATTAAACATTCTTGTATCACTCATTTTATCTGTTGGCTCTACACAATCTAAAACACCATTATGTGCAAATACTGTTTCTGTATTTACATGGAATGGATGACAATTATTAATATCTGTTGTACCTGAAGTTGCGATACGACAATGTATTAATATGTCACTTGTTTTACTGTGTTCTTTTTGTATATCCATAACTCTTGTTACGAACT